GGAGTTCCTGAAAATCTATCGTGAGTAAAAGTAAAATCTAAATTAATAAAAGCACCCTTTACAAGGTTTAATCCTACTAAATCAATATACACTATAGAATCAGGTATAGTTAATGCTGTATCTATAGTGTAGTTTCCACTTCCTGTTCTATCAGTAACTGCGGATTCTCCTATATCTTCTGATATTATTTCAGGTCTATATTCAATTTTTGTAGCATATCCAAATTTATCAATTAAATCATACCCTTCTACATAGTTCCCGTACATTAATCTATTACCCATAATCGTTTGAGCTTTAGCTATTAATGGTACGTTATCGTATAATCTCAATATCTCAGCCTCAGTTAATATAGTAAAAATCTTACTGTTGTTAAATGAAAAACTTTGTATGCTGTTATCAGAAAAGCCTGCTTCTTTCTTATCTATTTTTTGTATGACTTTTATTATATTATTGTTTGCTTGCTTAAAAAGTAAGTCAATTCCTACAACAAGAGGTCCTCCTGTATTGTATTTAACAATAGCTGCGTTGAAAAAATTACTCATCCCTTCATTTAGCATACTATTTACGCTAAACTGAAATGAATTAGGAGCAAACGCAGGTGCTGACCATTGTGATGTAGCTGAATACTCTCCATCTTCATATTTATATCTATAAGCAAAACATATAAATCTAGTATCTAAGTAATTCTCTTGACCACTCGTGGTTATAGGAGTTACTTCAGGAGACTCTGTAGGCGGTTTCTTTATAACGAGAATTGCTTCAGGATTTAATACGTCAATATCTCCAACAGGATTAGGATAATTTTTATCTATGTTTATAAAACGAGGAGGATTATAATTATCAGTCCAAAACAAAAGATTATCAATTAAATTGATTCCTGTAATAAGATAAGAAGGATTAAAATTTAATGTAGTATCTACTCCATCTCCATTATCTATACTGATAACGTGATACGTTAGTATATCTGTAAGCACGTTGTAAGACACAACTAAATCAAGTTTCCCTGTGTCTCCAACAGTAAATTCAGGGTCGTGAACAAACCAATATACTGTTTCGTTAGCACTATCTTCAACAGCACCAATGCATCTTGCATTTATACTTAATGGAGTTCCATCTAAATAGGTCAATATGGTTAATGATGAATTTCCTTTAGTGTTAGTAATAACGCCTACTTCTGATTTTTCAGTAGACCCCATTCTAATATTCATAGCATCGACATATTCTCCATCAGGAAGTAGTCGTTGGTCTACGACTTTGTTCATTCTTCCTGCTATAAAATTCCTTGTTACTTTTGCCATATTACTTAATTACTTTGTCCATACCTCTTAAATTCATTAAGAGTCTTCCCGGATGAAGGTTGCTAATTCTTATTCTTGCATTTCTTAATAATGCAGCTCTTTTCTTACGACAACGATTAATAACATACTCCTGAACATTAAACTTAGAACTTAATATTTCATATTCAATTGCTGCATAGATATATGCTTCAAACATTTTATTTACAGTAATCAAAGAATTATCTCCACCCTCCATACCATCAGATACATACTCAAGGATACAAAGTTCTCCTGCCATACTTGAATCAAAATTTATAACCCCTGCTTTTTTATCAATTTTAAAAGTAGGATTAAAATTCGCAGTTTCGGTATTCAAGCCAAACTTTGCCCCAATATTATAATCAAAATACCACATCCCATCAAAGTTATATCCTTCTTGACCGTGAAATTGATGACCTTGATTCAAGTAAATGCTTTTCTTCATTTTATGGAGTCTATCGTAGTCAATATCAGAGTATTGAGGTCTAAGGATATTCCCATTTTGGTCAAATAAAATATTCCCCTGTTGGTCTTGTAGGTATGCGTTAGATGACATTATTTGAATATTTTCAGTCAAAGGTCTTAAATATCCATCTTTGTATAAAGAGATACGAACCCAATTCACAAAATCTGATGGAAGTACATATCTCAAAGAATCAGCTACGCTTAGTTCTAATATTTTAATTTCTTTAAAAGCATCGTAATTAAGCTCTTGTATCGCTCTCTTTGCGTGAAAGATTACTTTATATCGCTCCTCATTATTTATTAATGAATGATTCCCTGCATACATCAGTAAGAAATTATTAACTACATCGTCTAAGCTAATGTATTGATAAGAGCCCCAATTTGTATCTTGAGGAGCATTCCCGCTATTGTCGTAATATTGATATTGTGATATATATGCCATTTGTTTTTATTTTATTGTTGCATACTAAATGTAGGCTGTTCGTGTTGTTGTTGCGCCATACCAAACTGTGTAACTTCCATTTCACGAATAGTGATACCACAATACTCAAGTATCTTTGTTACTAACTTGTAGCCATCTTCAAGAGGAAGCTCAAAATCTTGATAATCAGATTGTGATTGGTCAAATGCTGGCTCTCCACTAAATAAAGTTACATAAGTCCATTTCGGAACTTTAGGGTGTCTAAAATACACTGCTTCAACTTGACCTAATGTGTTAATGGTATTTGGATATATCTTAATATTTTGACCTTGTAATGTGTATGAGGGATATAAGTCAGAAGGAGTAGTTAATAATGAAGAATTAAGCATCGTTATTTTTCCAACACTTACTTTGTCTGCTTCTTTAGACTTATTAGAATATATTTCATAATCATTATTTGAGGTAAGAAATATATTTTTATCTAACAATACTGCTGTTTGAGACAAGACGCTTATAATTGTAGCTACTTTTCCTGTTTCATTATTAATAACTATATATCCTGTAGTTATTCCTTCTGTTATAAAAGCAGCTACAACATCAACAAGTTGATTTGCCGCTACAGATGTATTGGCATTTGAAGTTACAAACTCGGTATGACATAATATTTTCAGTATATAATAAGCATCATTTCCAACGGTAGTAACAGTAGGAGCTGAAAATATATTTCCTCCTAAGTGCGTTAAAAAATCTGTCATTAAAAAAGTTTCTAATGTCTCAGCTATTGGACTCTCAATATCAGCGTAATCAGTACCCGAACCTCGTTGATTTTCAGCGTTTATAGTTTTATTATAACTGCTATAATACTCTTCATAGATTTCCATCTGTGCATTTGCAGCAAACAAATTAAAGTCTGATGGAGAGATATATCCATAATTATTCTTATTCAATATGGACAATACTGCATTTCTAACTTCGTTTATCATCTTAAATGTTTTTACAAATATACATAAAAAAAGCACAGAATTATTTCTGTGCTAATTTTGAACTAATCCAAATGTGATTGATTATTGCGGAATATTTGCCTCTAACATTTTGAGAGAATCTATACCTTCATCACTTGATAAAAATGACGCTGCCATATCGTAAGGGTCTTCCCCATAAGGTATAGACATCATTTTCTTTTTATTGGTCGGAGTGCTAAACCAAATCTCTTTATCGTTATTACGTAATGCTAATAATTTTTCTGCAAAGAATACACGAATCTTATCCTGAAATTGTAACTCAGGGTCATTCAATGTAGCCAAGAATCCTCTTGGGTCATTTTTAGCAAACACTAATATATCTCGTTTTAATTCTGCTGTAGAGATTATTGAAGGGTCCTTGCCAAACATTACTCTTGTAAGAGTTTCAAGTTGCTCAAGGCTTAATTTTCTTGCCTCAACTAATGCATCGATTTCAAGGTCTAAATATTCTACTTCAGATACTGCATCTTTCTCGTCATCTACTTCTACGAAAACTCTTCCGTTTAAAGGATGATAATGCAAGAAGGCTTGTAGTGCAGGGTTCTCTCTTGGAACTCTTAAAAAGCCATCTTCAAACATAATTGGCTCAATGACTACATTCCCATCTTGTTCATCCTCGAAAGGAGACTTTTGGTTTATTGCATATCTAAGAGCTCTATTTTCATTCTTTTTTTCATCATACCACATTAGTGGGAATCTTGGATGATTTCTTGATGCTAAACTATAGGAAAGAGGACTGCCTATTTTTAATTTGTAAACTTTGTTTACTGAAACTACTGTTGCCATTTTTAATAATGATTTAATTTGATTAAATATTTTTTTAAAAAATACAGAGCCCCACTAATGAGGCTCTGTTATTTAAACTATATACTATCCGAAACGGAATAATACGAAGTTGTTTGCACCTAAAGTACATACACATCTCTCAGACAAGAAGTTAACCTCCATTGCATCCAAGTCGCTTGTGGCAGCACCACCGGCAGAACCTGTAATCCAAGTTTTGTAACGTCTATCTTCAGCTTCAGAAGCACGGTAACGAACGTGCAAGAATGGTCTCTTAGCGTTTTTACCCATAATTTGGTCATACACTGAAGTAGAACCTGCAGGAACTAAAAGACCTGTGATTGTACCTGTTGCTGTAGCAGCAGTAGTATTCAATCCACCTCTCATAGTTGGGTCGTTTAGGTATTTCCAATCAGACTTGTAAAAATCATAACCTCTACGGAATCCTGTGAATCCTAAGTTCAAAGCCATATCAGTATCGTTATCGAACAATCCATAAGAAGCTGCAGCTGCAGGAGATGCTCCGTTGAAACCGTTCAATGTTGCTAACATATTGTCGATGTCAAAAGACAATCCACGGTTAACAAATATTACGTTCTCTTCGATAGCTCCTTGTTTGTCCAAACGAGAAACAATAGAATCCCAATCAGTTAATGAAGTTGGTGTACCACCACCCCATACATTTCCTCTGTTGTTAACAACATAGAAGATACCTTCTGACCCTGCTGAGCCTGCAACTCCTGCAGAACCTAATGCAGATATTGCTCCCGAACCTACTTCAGCAGGAACAGTTTCAATCATTGCAGTTTCTAAGTAATCCTCGAAACGCAAACGAGTTTCGTGCTCTGATTTCAAATACCACAAGTATCCTGTAGCACCGTTCTCAGTAGTAACCTCAACCCATCCGATTTGAGCCATATCAGACCCATTAACAGCATATTTATCTTTAATGATAATAGGCTTGTTGCTGTAGATTTCATCTTCAGCTTCCAAAGAACCAACCATTCCATTAGTTCCTTTTTTGAACTCAGAACCGTAAATAAATACAGTACAAGCAGTAGACACAGCAAAAGCTTGACCACCTGCCTCATAGTAAGCTACTGTAAAAGTAGTTGCTGAAGGAACAGCAGTAACAACTGCTTTGTTGAAAACTCCTGAAGAGTTGTTTTGAATCATAACAGTTTGACCAACTCTAATAGCGATGTAAGTAACACCTGAATCAGCTACTGTAAAAGTTGCTGTATCAGCAGCAAGAGCTGCAGCTGAAGTACAGTTAGTGTACTTAATGTGAAGACGACCTTGTTCTGCCCATTTGATTTGGTCAGAGTTAGAAGGCATCTCTGCACCTACCATTCTTAAGAATGATGCGATGGTTCTATTACCATAACGCTCAAATTCTTTTTCGTAAGTATCAGGAAGATACTGATTCAAAAAGTTGAAGTTAGTAATATAGTTTGTCTGTAACGCTACTTGCTCCGCTGCTGGTTGCAATTGAAAAGTAGGCGTTGATAATAATGCACTTGCCATTTTTTTAAGTTTTTATTAGTTTATAATTTTTTCATACTGCGGATTTTTAAGCTTCTACCCGAATCAGGATTTACCGCTTTTACCTGCATTCCATCCATTGACCTTGTGATTTCAGGAGATCTATTTTCAGACATATTAATATTTTTAATACTCTTCATAGTTCCTTCTGTCGCATCAGCTTGACCTTGTTCATAAAAGAACCTAGCAAAC